TTTCTCTTTTCTATTTCTTCAGTATTATTTAAACTAATTTCTTTAATATTGTTAAAATCTTCTAAATCACTTTCCAAAATTATTTCATTTCTTTCATTATTAAATTCTATTTTATCTGTAGGTTTTAATTGAAATCCTGTAAGAATACTTTCATTTAATATTCCATTATAATTTTGAGGTACGGTTTTTATTCCAAAAAATGAATCATCTTGATTATACCAATAATCAAGTGTATATTTTTTGTTTATTAAATTTAGTGGATCTAATGTAAATGTAAATATTTGATTTTTATCTTCTGAATATGTTGGTCGAATATTATAATTCGATGTATATTCTTGAAATAGTCTAATAATAAGTTCACCACTGTCCATTTGTTCATTTGACCAGTTAAAGGGTTTGTAATTTTGATCTTTTTTTTGTTTATCATTTTCCTGTTCTGTTAAAAAATTACGAAATGTTGTAAGAAATTTATTAAAATATTCTGTTTTTGAATGAATAATATTATAATATTGGATTATATATTTAGACAAAGTATTAGAAATATATGGTTGTTGATTCAATAATTCTATTACTGGATTTGATAATTTATGCATAAAGGCCCATAGTCCTGCAAAAAAACATGAATTTTTTGAATTAGCATATCTTGAGTAATTTGTAGGATCTGTGTCTTCTAAAAATTTGGATAATCTATCCTTTGGGAAAAGTAGTAGTGCATGACCATTACTATTTATATACTCAAGTGTTGGAAATAAATTATTTCTTGGATTTTCATATTCATTTGTTATATAATCGTTTCTAATTGCATATTCTGTAATATTAAGATCATATTTTTCCATTATTCCTTGAATTACATATGGAGTTTCTGGACTATTGCCAATCCGAACATCTTCTTTAACTAGATTAAGTGCATCTCTATCAATTGATCCATCTATATTCTTCTTTTCATAGTATTTATCCATCCCATCAATAACTATGTTATTTAACTTTTGAATTATTTTATTATTATTTTCTATCAAACCTAGTGGTTCTATTCCAATTAATACAAAATATAGGTATAATGCATTAATAACACAAGAACCATTACCTCTTAAACTAATTATACATTTGTTGTTAATATCGGGAATTTGATTTATAAAATCTTTTCTTTCTTTATTATTTTGAGTATCATGTGTATATTCTTCAAAATATTGGTCTTTAGTAGGATAAAATTTAGATATTAATAAATTTGGATATTCTGTTGGTTTGTCTTTTTTATCATCACTCAAATGCCCAAATAGTTCATAAATTTTATATTCAGGGTTCATTTATTATATTTATTTTATATAATAAATTTATGAAAAAATATTTTTATCAATGTTTGGTTCTATTACCCCAACTCTAAAAACTAAAGTGTTTTGAAATTTTTGATAATATGGATGTCTAAAATATGTACAAACACACCCATAGTTACGTACAAAGTATCCATTAGTATCTGTTGTACATCTACATACTTTACTTGGATTAATATTTGTATCAATATAGTTTTCTGGTGAGTTTTTTAAAACAGTTCCATTCGAGTTAGCAATTGAGATCGTCATTTGGTTTAATTGTCCAAGTAGAGCAAAACGATACATTTTATCAATAAATCCTGATGATGTGTAAAGAATATCACCATTGGATCCATCTGGGAACATAACACTAAATGATTTTCCAACAGCATCATTTGTTGAATTTTCATTTGGTGAATTTAGCTCATCAATATATAACAATGTATATTTGTCTAAAACCAAACTATATGGTTGAAGCTTATAACGCGCTATATAGTTATTTGGTTTGAATATACGATTTGTAAGATCAAAAACAAATTCATAAACTGTGTCTACTTGACATGGATATTCTGTTACTATTCCAAATCTGATATATCTGGTTATTACTGTTAAACCAGACACATCTGTTATATCGATTACAGCAAAAGATCCTGATACATCTGGTGATGCTAAATTAAAAGTGGAGTTAATAGGATTCGATGTTAAATTTAAGTTTGATACTTTTGTAAAATCAGTTGAGTTTAATGATGTATCCTGTTTTACATAATAGTATTTAGCTGGAATAATACCTGTATCTAACTTGATATACTTCACATAATCAAAACTTCTCATTATATTTGCATCTGGAGTTCCTGGTAATCCATTAAATTTAACTCGATATGAAAATGGATTAGGATATTTAGTAATATCACGATCTGATGAATCTATTACTATCGTATACTCTTGAAGTGTTTCTGCATAAACATTTTTTGATACATTATTATGAATTAAATTTGTAGGTTTTTTATACTCTCCTAACATCTGGTGCTTTGGATTTAAAGATCCTGAATCATAGGGTTGTCCATTTAATACTATTCCAGAACCCAATCTTTCTAATCTATCTGGGGTAATGTTATTTGAAAAAATATTGTTTATGTCTTTTTCTAAAAGATCAATTTGTGAAAGTGTAGAAATAGTTTGTGGAGTTGCAGGAACAAATGGTGTAATTGGATTTATTTGGCTAAACTGATGAGCATGTGCTGGAACTTGGATTTGAGTTTGGTTTAAAGTTAGTTGATTTGGTACTAATAAAAAATTTTGGTTAGTGTTAGATTGAATTTGTTGTGTTGGATATGGTGAACTAACTGGATTGGGTGAGCTAACTGGATTGGATGAGTTAACTGGATTAGGTGAGCTGGTTGGATTTAGTGAATTTGATGTATGATTAGATCCAGTTAGTTGTGAATTAAATTTTCTATATATGTCAGCAGGATTTGTTAAATTAGATTGCATATTTAAATTTGTTCTTCTATAATTTTCTATTCCCGAATTCATTATAAAATTAGTAAATATTTTTATTATAAAGAAAAAATTGCAATTTGTACTTTCTGAGTTAAATTATAATCAACTAAAATAAAATGAAATCAGGTACTATAATTAATAAAATTATTACTCAAATTGACTCTCATGCAGAAGCAATGAAAGTACTACTTGGAGAACTTGAAGATTCTCTTGAAAAAGAGAATTTAAAACTTAAAGAAGATCTAGCTAAAAAAATTGCTTCTAGTTTTAATCTTGATATTGAACAAGTGTTAAAAAAGATAATTAAAAGGAAGAAAAAGGGAACTGGTAATGGTGATACTTCAGTTGAAGATTTAGAAATGATTGATATTGAGTGTGATGATCCAAAAGATTTTATTCCAGTTTATAAAAAGATAATTCATGAAGGCAAAGAATATTTTTATGATGATAAGCCAGAAGGTGTTGTTTTTTCAACAGATCAAGAAACTCAACAAGCAAAAATAGTTGGATATTTTGACACTAGTACAAAAACAATTAAATTTATGTAAGTAAAATTTATTTTATATGAATATATTAATATATAAAATAATGGGAAAATCTTTTATACCTAAAGATGAAGATAAAAAATGTGCCCCAAGTAAATCATATACACATGACTCATGCTTTACTTTAGAATCTCTTGTTAGAATGTGTGAAGCTTGGAATGTAAAAATTAAAGAGAAAAAATTTACAGGTAAACTAATTGATTTATCTAAACAAGATAAAAAACATTTAGTTGCTCAACTTACTGACCGTTTATCAGATGTATGTGATGATCAGATTTGTTGGTTAAAACAAGATTTTATTAAAGAAATAAATGATTTAGATGCACAAGAAAACACATTTAGACCACAAGGTCCTCAAGGTCGTTTCACATGGCTTAACACAACAAATATTAATGAAATTATGGAACAATACCAACATAAATATCGTGATTATAAATTTTATGGTGCTGTTCCTATTGACTTTGATGAGATTGAAGGTTATGGAATAAGAAATCTAGATTTTGATCAACTAGTTAGTTCAGGAACTAAAAGAATTGGTTTTGTTTTTAATTTTGATGAACATTGGCAAAGTGGATCTCATTGGGTTGCTATGTTTGCAGATTTAACTAAAGGGCAAGTTTATTATTTTGATTCTTATGGAACTAGACCTAAAAAACGTATTAGAAATTTAGTAAACAGAATTGGTAAATGGTATTATGATAGAAATATTGAAGGTGTTAAACCTAGTGCAGATACAGATTCAATGACTGAAGCTTCTTTTATGAATCCATCTAAACCAAATTATATTGAAAAGAAAGTTAAAACTATTAAATTTAATATGAATAGACATCAATTTAAAAATTCTGAATGTGGAGTTTATTCAGTTAATTTTATTTTAAGATTGCTAAAAGGTGAAACTTTTGAATACATATGTGATAATATAACATTAGATGATGATGTAAACAAATGTAGGGAATCATATTTTAGATTTGTATAAAATAACTTGTATAAACTTAATTTATTAAATTTAACCAATTTAAAAAATTATAGATATATATTATAACATGGATTTAAGTAATAATCAAGTAAGCAAAAAGAAAAAATCTAACCCAGATGATGAAAGCTCTGAATCTGAATTAAAACTAGAACTAGAAGAAGATGAAAAAGAAGACCCAGATGAACAAAAAGACCTAGATGAACAAGAAGACCCAGATGAAACTTATGAACCTAAGTATGATAATGTTGATTTGTTAGATACAATTGCTATTGCGAGAGAAACATATTTTTTCACCTATATGGATTCTGAAGATGAAATAAATTCAATAAATGAAAGAGATGTTTTAAAATTTATTTATGAGCAGGTTGCAAATACATATTCAGATGTATCTTTGCTAGAAATTTTAGGTCATATAAAACATTATTATAATTTAACTTTTCCAGAACATGAACGTATAGTTGCACTATTTTATTTGTCATTCTATCCCCAAGCGGTAATGACAGATAGAATGAGTGCTGGACTTATTGGTCTAAATTCAGAAGGAAATGAAGTAACAAATTCATTTATTCAAATATCCGGATCAAGCTCAAACCTTAATAGATCTAATCCCTTTGCAAACATATTTAGAAATTTAATTAATCCATCTAATCCATCAAATCCATCAAATCTAGTTAATCCAGATATATCCTTTAATTTGAATGATGGATTAACTAGACAATATTTATCAAGTCCTAACACTATTAGATATAATTTGGAACTGCAACAAAACTCTAGAGAAGGTAGAAGTAGTTCTCTTTTAAATGAAATAATGTTTTTATCAACTGTTTTTAATATGAGGTCAAATGAAAGTTTACTCAATGTCCTAAATTTAATGAATAATATTATGGATAGATCTGACGAAGATAAAGAAACAGCATCTAATGAAGTAATAAAAGAGCTTGGTACACAGGTGTTCTCAACAATTGGACTAGATTATAAAGAGAAGAATTCAGATTTTTGTACAATTTGCCAAGAGAACTATTCAGATGATTCTAATTTAAAAATTTTACCATGTGGACATTTTTTCCATTGTGATTGTATTGAACCATGGCTTCTAAATTGTTCCAATTTATGTCCAATTTGTAGAAAAAAGATATAAATATTATATATTTGTTAATATATAATGTATTTAGTTCATGGAACATCACTTGACAATCTATTTTTAATATTAAAAGATGGTGAAATAAAATAAAATTCTCTAACCGGAAAAATAGTTAATGGTTGGGGATATAAAGGTCCACATAAATATATATATTTTCATTTAGAGAGAAAATTATTTGCAGACACAAACTTTTACAGACTAAAATTATATCTTAGTCCTGAATTACTGGAAAATATAAATTTTTATTTATCAACTGAAGAATCTGCTCATTCTAAAGAACAGTTTGATTCTAAATGGACAGAGCAAGGAATAGGGGGATTTAAAAAAAAATATTTCCAAAATATTGGATAAATTTTATTTTTATAATTATTTAATCCCCATTCTGGAAGTGTAGCTATTAAAAATAGATTTGATATATCATATTTGGTTACAGTTGAATTTATAACAAGTAAAAAAATGGAACCCAAATTAATTTTATGCCTAGATTATATTAAAAAATAAATAGTAATATAATATTTTCTAATCTAAGCAGAATAAATATTAAATAGTGAATTAAAGATTAATAGATAATAGAAATAAAATTTTTTATATAATAATCTTATAATAGATCTGTGCAGAATAAATATTAAAAATGAATTAAAATGAATAATTAATATTGTCCAGAGAGAAAATTTTGGCCCAGGACGGGGTCGGAAAAAAATCTTCCCAAAAATTTCGCCACCTAGTCCAAAAATATTTTACACAATTTAAAGAAATGTGAAAATATAAACATATTATATAAAATGACAGGCGGGGGATTAATGGGTTTGATAAAAATTGGGGCGGGTGGAAAAATCGGTTTGAAACCAAATTCAAATTTATTGTAAAAAATTGAAACTTATTTATTTTATAAAGTAGTACTTGTTTATTACAATGCCAACTAAAACACTTAATTGCCAAACTAAACAATTTAGATTTAATTATGAATTAAAAGATAAAGATTCAATTGAATTTATTAATCCAGTATTAGTTCATACTAGATCCAAAATATTTAATTTTACTTCTGACAAACAATACTATAAATTTACTATCAATATAAATGAAATAGAATATAATCATAAATTATATTTTGAGATTCAATTAATTCCATCTGAAAATTATTCTCCTGAAAAAAATTATAGTTATGATATATCTCATCCTTTTGCATTATTTTTTAAAACTAATGTAAAATTTGAAAGTTTTATTGTTTATAAAAATTCGTTAACACAAATACTAACTGAATTTTTGCTAATGGAATATTTAGATTTAGAACTATTTTCTGGAGCTACTACAGCAGAAAGATATAAATTTGATATTATAAAAATATTATCTCTATTTAAAATTAAAAGTTGCAGTTCTATATCAAAAACATATGAAGAAAATAACTGTCCACATTACATTCTTAGTATAATACAAAAAGAACTACAATATGAATCTGGATGTTGTTATTATGATATTGAATATAATTTTAAATTTATTCCTTCTGATCAATTTACCACTGAAGAAAATAAAAAACATAGAAAACTAGCTCATCCTTTCGCACCTTTTTCTTCTGATGATGATACTAAATTTGAAGGTGTTATTGTATATGCGAATGAATTAACAAAAAAATTAGTTGAATTTTTATTAATGGATTATGATCAATTAGCAGAAATAATTGACCATGATACTCCACAAAGTTATAAAAGTAATATTATGGAATCATTAGCATTATTATGGGATTAAAATAAATAATTGCAATTTTAAATGGTTTAAAATAACACATATAAATTTGTTTATATCAACTAATCAATGCAAGATGACAAAATAATAAGCAAAGTAATAAAAAAGATTATAGGTAATAAAAAAGCTATTCTACCAGATTCTAAAAATGTTTTAAAAGAACTTGTTAAAGATAGTTTAGAAATATTTTTTCCAAACTTGACTATAGATCCATCACATATAGAATCCCATATAGATTTATTACTAATAAAACCGAAAGAATTTTGTATAAAATCTGTTGTTGATTCAATTGTATCAGAGTTTAATACCTCATCCCAACTAGAAATACCTGGATTTTCACATAATGATGTGAGAGATCAGTTTTATCGTAAGTTATGTGATCAAATTGTTGTACCTGAAGAATTTACCCATGCTTGGACCCAATACAAAACTATTGAATCTGTTCCCCAACCTGAACAAAAATCTGCTGCCTGGTATGCTATGAGAGATTTGTTTATTACTGCTTCAGCTGGAGCTCAAGCAATTGGTGAATCCAAATATGAAAAACCTATTGAGCTATTAAAACTTAAAATAGGTATTGGTAAACCTTTTGGAGAAAATTTTAATGTACACCACGGGAAGAAATTTGAGAAAATAGCAATTCTAATATATGAATCTATTTATAATGTGAAAGTTGGTGAATTTGGTTTAGTTCCACATATGGGATCACCTCAACTAGAACAACCAGTAGTACCATTTTTAGGAGCAAGTCCAGATGGAATTTGTACTTGTACTACTTTAGATGGGAAGTTTTCACCTATGGTAGGCCGTATGTTAGAAATCAAATGTGTAACATCACGTCAAATTAACACAACAGGGGATGAAGATGGTGTGATTACACCTCACTACTACTGGGTTCAAGTTCAACTCCAACTTGAGTGTTGTAATTTAGAGTACTGTGACTTTTGGCAATGTAAACTTTCTGATGGGGTTATTAAAAAATACAAAGTTGGTGAAGAATGGACACAAAGATCAATCCCATGGACCAAGGAGCAATGGATTGATGTGTTAGATGATGAAGAAAGTGTTACTACACATACAGAAGGTCAGGGTCAACCCATTGAAATAAATCCTTTGTATAAATATGGTTGTCTAATAGAGCTAATCCCTATTAAAAAAGATGATTTACCAGCTTCCCATAGAATTGAATGGTATGGTAAATATATCTATCCAACAGAACTTGCAACAACACGTGAAGAAAAAATAGCCTGGGCAGAACATATGAGATTGAACTGGAAAACAATATATCCAGAACTTTCAACAGAATATAAATTTGCTAGAGTTTTATACTGGCATTTGTCAAAATCTCATTGCTTATTAATTAAAAGAAATCGTGAATGGTTCAAAGAAAAATATCCCAAGTTCAAAGAATTTTGGGATCAAGTGTTGATGTACAAATCAAATCCCGAAAAAAAACAAGAACTTATCGAACAAATAGCTCTAGAAGAATGTGTACGTGAAGAAAAAAAAGTAGCAAAAGCAGCAGCAAAGATTAGTACTCCAATTCCTCAGATAAACTATGCTTCAATGTTTGATTCAGATTCTGATTAGATTTAATTTATTTCAAAATTAAAATCATCAAATAAACCACCACTTGTAATATTAGGTGCATTAATTTGATTGCTTTCAAATTCTTTTTGAATTAAAATAAGCTTGTCGACAGTACTTATTTTATCGCTAGTAAGTTTATTTAATAGTTCAAATTTACGATAATTATCTATAATATTTTTAATTTCATCTGAATTTTCTTCTTTAATAGGATATCTTCCATCACATCCATCTCTTAGTTTAATTATTTTATTTGATAGTATGTTTCTTTTTATTTTATATGGATTTGATTTATAAAATAGCATAATAAAAAGTAAAATAACTTTTAACATTAGTATATGTTTTTATAAAAAATTGATTAAATTTATTTATTGAATTGATTTAATTAATTAACTAATTATATATTTAAATAATGGAATATCAATCTATTATTTTACTTGACCAACTTACCAAATCCATACATG